GGTTCATACAAGTACGCGAATGGCGAGCAGGGCGTAAAGAGCGTAACCGCTGAGTACGTGGGCGAGGCTGGCGGCGCGCCTGTATCACATAACCAGATGGTGCTGCTCGGCCTTAACGGCCTGCTGCGCGGCGACTGGCTGACCGACGTAAATGGCCAATACTTCACCATCATCGAGGGCGGGGTGCTGAAGGTCGGCTTCTATGTAAACGGCGGCCTGATGCGTATGTCCACCACTGACTGGAAGCAGCGAATGGCCGGTGTGATGGTAGACGGTGCAGGCAAGGAGGGCCGACCGGCCAAGCTCGGCGACGTGTGGTTCAGCCATCCGCACACAGAGTATAACGGCGTGGGCATGTACCCACGTGCATCCGACTGCCCACGCGGCGTGCTGAACACTTGGGCTGGTTTCAAATACAACGAGGGGGACAGCGAGGGTCGTGTTGGATGCGACCGCTTCCTGTGGCATGTTCGCACCAACATGTGCGGGGGCGACGAGGGCATGTACGAGTGGATTATCAACTGGCTCGCTCACATGGTGCAACGACCGTGGGAGAAGCCCGGCACAGCTCTGGTTCTGCGCAGTACCAAAGAGGGCACCGGTAAGGGGCTGTTCGCTGAGTACGTGCGGAGTATGCTTGGCGATGATCTGACGTTCAAAACCAGCAACCCGAACGACATCGTCGGTACATTCAATGAAGGTCTGGACAACACCATGTTTGTGGTGGGCGACGAGATACTGTTCAAAGGTAATAAGCAGGCCACTGACGCCATCAAGAGCCTGATCACTGAGTCCACTGTAAGTATTCGCCGTATGCGCGTATCTGCGCAGGTTAAGCCGAGCTATATGCGCGTGGTGCTTATCAGTAACCATGAGGCTGTGATGGATATTGCACGCAGCGACGCTCGACGAATCACTGTGGTGGACATGGACGAGGCCAGTAACAAGAACGGGTACCACGCTAGCGTGTGGGACGAGCTTGAGGCGGGTGGTGGCGCAGCGTTGTTCGACCACTTGTTGAGTGTGAAGGTGGATAGGGTGGCGGTTCGTCGGCCATATCAGAGCGCGGGGCTGGACAAGATGCGCAGCGAGGGGCTGGATGGTGTAGCTGGTTGGCTTGTCGACCAAGTGGCTGTCATGGGCACACTGGAGTTGGTCAGTGAGCAGGAAGTGGCCACCGGGCTGAAGTTCACCGGTGGGGTAGAGCCAAAGGTTCTGCTATGCCATGGGGGCAGTCGCGTGGTGCTTAAAACACTGTATGACATGTATGTGCGGGAGACACGCGACAAGTACACCAGTGCAGTGTCGTTCGCCAGAAAAGTGGGTTCGCTGATCGGTGCCAAGGCCATTACCACCAGTGTTGGCGGGGTCAAACTCCGCGCGCACGATTTCGGTGATTTGAAGAGCGTGAAACGTACCCTCGAAAGCCACCTTGGGTGCGGGCTATTTAATGGCCTGTAGCCGCGGTAACGCGGTAACGCTTTGGCTTCTTGGCCAAAGAGTTACCGCGACCTTTTCTTCATCGTCCGTTAATAAAAATACCCGTAAAGACTTTACGGGAGTAACACTAAGTGGGCGGAGGCAGCACCGTGCGTTACCGCAAAGCGACACCGCAAATTTGGCTGCACCACTGGCCGGAGATACCCACGGTAACGGGTAACGCTTTATTTTTATGAACTTCAAAACAAATAAAGTAGTGTACACTCTGTGACGTGGCATCACAGAGTGGTGTGGTAGGTGCGTATATCTGCTAACATGGAAACAAAGCGTTACCCCACACCCGTGGCACAAATGGACAAAAAAAAAGGAGCGTGAAACATGGATAAAAATTGGCAAGAAATGGTGTGCGAAAAAATAGCTGATGGGATGTCAATTCGCGAGATTGGTGGCATGAAAAACATGCCAAGCGTGCGAGAGATTAGAAAAGCACTCTGGGATGATGCGGAGTTTCAGAAATTACTCTCGCAAGCGATGAAAATTATGCAGGTGGAGAACTTTTCAGAGTTGACGAAGATTGCAGATGACGCTGAGCCGGAAACTGTGGCCGTGGCAAACCTACGGATAAAGACCAGACAATGGTGTATGGAGAGGGTTGGGCGGGAAACATTCCACACCAAAGCGACCGCCGACTCGGCAATCGAAGATGAAAAGCGGGCGGCAATGGAAGCAGACCGGAAGCTCTACAAAAAGCTAAACTCCGAGCTAGAAGCTAGGCAGGCTGACAACGTGATTGACATTGCAAGCCATAAGTCTGACTGAAGGCCACTACAAGCCACGCTGCGGCCTTGCTAGCCTCTAGCAATACCCAAACCTAGCCAGCAAAACAAAAAGGCCGCAGCGTTGATGCTACGGCCTCATAAAATCAGGGCACAAAAAAGCCCCACCTTTTACGGCAGGGCTGTTGTTTTGGGGTATTGCTAGAGTTTAGCCATTGTTCCACGCAGAGGCAAATAGCTTAGCTGCGACCTCTTTATCCATGCCGTTATGCTTCAGCAACCGTACAGCCGCGTTCAACAGTGCCCGATCATTGCCACTGTTCAATGCATCGAACACGCATTGCTCACGGTCAGTATATGTCTGGGTTTCTGCATCATGTACTGCATCAGCTTCAGTGTCCAAAGGCTCGGAAGCACTGGCCTTTTCGGTTTTCTCTTTGCCAGCGTTTCCGGCGTTGTTGGTCGCGCTTTTCAGTGTTCCGTCAGCTTTATATGCCTTAGCAACACTGGCAAAAGCGGAAGGTTTCACGTCAGCCGAAGCTGCAACCAATATGTACGCGGTTGACGCGTCATCGTTTCCAGTGGCGTGCATGGCCGTCAACACGGCTTTGACTTGCGTACCGTAGCCGCTGACCGTACCGCGTGGGCGATTATCGTCGGCAAGCGCGCCCGTCAGTGTTGCGACTGCATCAGCCACCGGCAGTCCGTAAGCGTCAGACTTTACATACTCGATTAGGCTATCGGATAGTTTAACCGTTGCGCCTTCCAAGCCTGCCAGAGCCTCACTGACGTGGTTGGCCGCCGCGATTGCATTGTTTATTGCATGGGCTTGCTCAATCGCTTCAACGGTTGCCGTGTCGAATTCGCGCACGGCTTCAACGGTTGCGCCTGTTGTGGTTTCTACTTTCTTCGCTGTATTGGTTTTCATATCGTACCCCTTTTCACTTTCAGAATCCGGCAGCTTGCCGCCGGTAGGTGAATAGTAGCACTGCGCGGTCAGTGCGTCAACAGTTCATTGTTGATAGCGCGGCCAGCTTGCTAGATTCTAGCCACCATGCATTCCCTAAACTCCGTAAGGGTATTGTACATGCGTACACCACTGGAGGGGGGGGGCACCCCCAAGGTCACAAAGTGATCAAGTACATATAGCACATTTCCAATCTGCGACCCAAAATTGAGCTATCCGCTATTGACACGCTGTTAAGCAGCCCAAAATCGAGCTAGCCACACTTGACCCGTGAATAACACAAGCTCAAAAAATTTTTTCGCGCAATTTTTTGAGCTTGACACTACGCCCCGTCCCCGCTATACACCGCAAATGCAACCAGATTGGAACAAGGTAAAAGCGAGATTGTTCGGGGATATTGTTGGCTTTAGCCAGCAGCTCTTTCCGAACCATATCCAAGGCGGCACCCCGGACTTCCACAAGCAGCTATACCTGCTTGCACTGGCAAAGAACCCCCGCAAGTGTGTGGTTTGCCCGCGTGGGTTTGGCAAGTCCACCACACTAACCTTCGTCTATGTGCTGTACTGCATACTGTTTCAGCGGCAGCAGTTCATAGTCATAGTCTCGGATTCTCACGCGCAGGCCAAGCTGTTCATGGAAGCGATTGCTGACGAGCTGACGTACAACACAACCCTCAGAAAGATATTTGGTGACATCACCACTGACCAGTGGAGCCAAGAGAGCATCACAACCTCCACGGGGATTCGCGTGATCGCCAAAGGTTCTGGGCAGAAGCTGCGTGGACTGAAGTATCACGAGCACAGACCCTCCCTCATCTTGTTCGACGACATCGAGAATGACGAGGCTGTGGCCACGCCAGACATTCATGCACAAGAAGTTCACAGCCGTGCCCGCACCCAACACCAGCCTGTGGCCAGAGCATCACCCCTACCCAGCCCTGATGCGGACAAAGGCCAGCCTCGCCGAGCAAGGGCTGTCGGAGCAGTGGGCGCAGGAGTACATGTGCCAAGCGGTCAACCCCGAGACTGCGGAGTTCAGACCCAACGAGTTCACGTACTACAACGCGCACAAGGTCAGCACCACTGGCTCACGCACCACGCTCACCATAGACAATGTAACCACCCCCCTGAATGTAACCATCGCGCTTGACCCCAGTATGGGGCGGTCAAACCGAGCGGACTACTCAGCACTGGTGGTGCTCGGCGCGGCACCGGACAATCACGTGTACATACTGGACGTTATCAGACAACGGCTCACGCCGGACAAGCTCATCGCCAGACTGTTCGACTTGGTTGTTCAGTACCAACCACTGGCGGTAAGGGTCGAGACAAACGGGTTTCAGTACATGCTGGCGCGAGAGATTTACGACATGCAGCGTAGGCGGAATGTGCACTTCCGAATTGACGAGTACAAGTCCACCACCAACAAAGAGGTACGTATTCGCTCACTCGTCCCACCCGTCCGGTCAGGCGCACTGGTGTTCCCGGAACGCAACAACCCCATCCACGACTCGAATGATCTGATTGACGAGTTGAGTACATTCCCGAAAAGCAAACACGATGACTCGGCCGATGCCTGTGAGGCAGCACTATCTGGCATAGTGAAGCCCTCCCGCCGACGCGGGAAAGGCGCACCACGCAAGACCTACCAACCAGCCAGCGCGTACGGAGGATATTGATGACACTGAAAGAAATACTCGAACACAAGCAGCCTAAAGAGCTGAAACGATTGTTAGACAGGAGATAGGCATGGGACTAGAAGTATTACCACTAATGGGAATTGGCGCAGGGATTTTGACACGGTATGCGCTGAAGCGCGGCGTGGCCACCACCATAAAGGCACTTATGAAGCGCGGCATGAGCCGCACTCAGGCGGCGAAGCACTTGAACAAGTCACTGCCAAAAGACTTCGCCAAGCGCGCAGGCACTAAGTCGCCGCGACCGAACACAAACAAGCACGTCAGGGGAACCCGCACCGGCGAAGATATGGGGCTGGAACGGCACTCGCACCGGGGCGGCATGAGCGCGTCGAAGGAGCGCACGATGGCCCACAAACGAGGGCAGGCGAAACTACGCGCCAAGCTCGGTAAGAAGGATGCGGCCAACACGTTGAACGCGTCTGCTCGCGCCAACAAGAAGTACACGGAGAGCAGCGAAACGCACACAGCTAGGTTGGAGCAGCTACTTCGAGCCAAGCGGCACGCCCACGCGCGGGAGCTGGAGCCAAGCGCAGAGAGTGCCGCAGGTATAGCACGGGTGGCTAAGCAAGTGAAGGGGAACAGATAGTATGAAAGACAACCGAGCAAAGATACTTCCAGAGAAGGAAGATAGCACAACGTCCAGACCAACCGCTGCGGCTACCGCGCAGCAGTACGAGGTGCGGGGAATCACCGGCCTTGTGTATGAAATGTGGACAAGATGGGCAGAAGAACGCATCAGCAAGGAGAAAGTATGGCTCCAGTGTGAGAAAGCGTACCTGTCCAAGTTCGATGTGTCGCAGGGCACCCCGAAGTGGAAGTCGCGCGCCTTCGTACCGGCCTCCTTCTCGGCGGTGGAGAACATTCACAGCCAGATAATGTCTGGGCTGTTCCCGAACGAACGCTTTTTTGACGTGTACCCGATGGAAGATGGCTATGATGTGCGTGCTGAAGCAGCCAAAGAGCTGCTATACCAGCAGGTGTACGCCTCAGACTTCCGTACCAACGTCTCACAATTCCTCAAGCAGTTGATTATTATAGGAAACTCCGCTGCAATCGTGGATTGGAGCGACGAATACTCCGGGGAGGATAAGATTTTCTCCGGCTCACGCTTCAAAACACTCGATATGAAGTATTTTCACGTTGACCCGTTCGCGTCAGACCCGCAAACCGCCAACAAGATGCGCAAATACTGGCTGACGTACGAAGAAGCGGAAGCACTGGACATATTTGACGACGACGCGCTGAAACTATTGAAAGGCGCGCCCAGTAACGGGGGGATTTCCTCTGCGCAGGAGGATGCGAACCACATTGCCACCGCGCAGGCGGCGGATATGACAACCGGCGTGGACGAGAAGCGCGGCGGACTGGAGATCACAGAGCTGTGGGGCAGCTTCGAGCACGATGGCGAGCGGTACGACAACTATGTGTGCTCAGTAGCCAACGGTGTGCTGCTACGGCTACAGCCCAGCCCGTATGAGCACGGACGTGACCCGTTCATCTTCGCCAGATTCAGCGTTGTAGCTGGCGAAGCCTACGGTATTGGTGCGCTGGAGCCTGCTCTGCCGTTGCAGTACCTCATTAACTCCTTCACGAACCAAAAGGTGGACGAGCTGTCTATCATCATCAACGGCATGTACAAGTTCAAGGATGATGGGGTTATCGACATCGACAATCTGGTGTCCGAACCCGGTGCAATGTTTGAAGTGGCCGACATGGACAACTTGCAGGGGATTGCGCCGACCTCCGCCGTCTCGTTGGCGTACCAAGAGATTGGTGACCTTGAGCGGAAGTTCGAGGAAGCTACTGGCGCGATCAAACTGGTTGCAGGTGGCGCACCGGACGGTGCCAGAACAGCTACCGAGGTCATGGCACTCACACAGTCTGGCAACTCACGCTTCAACGAGATACTGGCACAGGTCGAGGCATCGGTTATTCGGCCAGCACTGCGCATGTATCTGTCCAACGCCGCGCAGTTCATGTCCGAGGAGCAGAGCATCAAGATACTCGGTGCTGATGAGGACAATGAGGAAGTGGCGGCGTGGACAAGCATTCATCCTGACGACATACAGGGTCGGTACGACATCAAGCCGGGCGGGTCACGACTGGTGGCGATGCGCGAGTTCCGCCTCAAGAACCTGATGACGTACCTACAGACAGTTGGGCAGGTGGAAGCACTGGCACCACGACTGGACTGGTCGAAGATCAACAAACGCATCATGCGCGAGCTGGGCTTCGACGGGGACGACGACTTCTTAAAGCCGGAGCAACCGCAGGCGATGGCCGCACCACAGCCCACGCAACCTCAGCAGGCACAGCCGCAGTCAGCGGCGGCGATGAACCCACAACTTGAGCAGATGATGGCAGGGCAGGAAGGAGGCGTACCAGATGGCGCGACGCAGTAAGCTCGACTACGACACGATGGTGGAGATGCCTGCTTTCGCAGAGCTTCTCCAATGGCTTGAGCAGACATTTGAACGGCCACACTTGGAGGCGAAAGCCCCGTCAGAATTACTCCCCAACTACGGGGAAGTATACGCAGCTACGGCTGCACAGTACCGTGTAATCAGGGAGCTAAAGCAATTCCTTGACAAGCGAGTAAAAAGCGAGTAAAAAGCGAGGTATAAAATGGCAGAAACACAGGACACTCCTACAGAAGAAGGACTCCCGGTTGTCAATGGAAGCAGGGCTGAGATTGCAGATACAACAGCCGAGTTGGCAGCACAGGACACTCCCGCATCAGAGGACTCCGGTGAGGCAAGTCGAAAGTACGCTGGTCGATATGACTCAGTGGAGGACTTGGAGAAAGGGTACAAGAGCTTAAACGCTGAGTACACCCGCTCGCAGCAGGCATTAGCTGCACAGCAAGCGGCTACTTCACAACCGGAATCTGAATCAACCACAGGGCTAGACCCCGACATTAAAGCGCAGATCGAGCCGTATGTTCGTGAAGCCACCGCACCTTTAGAGGCGCAGTTGGCCGAGCAGCAGCAGCAGCGATTCTGGGCTGATATGCGTTCCGAGTATGGAGCGGATATTGCGGACAAGGTATCGGATTACTTCGAGACGTTGGACGAGGCGGACAGAGCGCAACTCGATAACATTGCCGGAGCCAGAATGATTGCGAAGCTGGTCGGTAAAAAAGCAGACCGGAAGCCTTCGGCGGTACAACCAGTAGGCGGGGCAAAATCGCACAATGCGCCACGCTCAAACTTAACACGAGCGCAGATAGACAGCATGTCACCAGACGAGTACGCACGTCGTCAGCCGGAGATCATGCGCTTCTACGCACAATAAATAGGAGATAACTATGCCATTAGGTGTTGGTCAAATGACAACTACCACAGGTGCGAGCTTCATCCCGCAACTGTGGCTGGACGAAATCCGTCGAGCAACGGAGGCCGAATTACTGGCTAAACAGCTTATGAAATCTTTTCCGATGCAGGGCAAGAAGGGCGATACCCTCCATGTTCCTGACCTGTCGAACCTGACTGCAAACGCAAAAGTTGCGAACACTCAGGTCACTTTGCAGGCTCCGGTCGAAACTGAATTCGTAATGAATATCAATCAGCACATGGAAACATCGTTCCTGATTGAGGACATCACGTCAGCTCAGTCGCAGTACAACCTGCGCTCCGAGTACACCAGCAAAGCTGGCTACGCTATCGCGCAGAAGATTGATACAGACTGTCTTGCACAGTACGCCAATCTGTCCACTGCCGTGATCGGCGGTGACGGCGTTACAGCGTGGGCACCGGCGGTAGCCGGTAACGGTACTGACCTTACTGACTTGGGTATCCGTAACATGATTCAGCGTTTGGATGATCTCAACGTACCGGCCAAAGACCGTGCGTTTATCATTCCTCCTTCCCAGAAGAATGTTATTGCTGGTATCCCACGTTTCAGTGAGTACATCAGCACTGGCCGCGAAGGTATCGCAACTTCCGGCGGCAACTTGGGCGGCGGCAAAGCATGGGGCGAGCTGTACGGTATCCCCGTATACGTCACCACACAGTGCCCGACTGTTCTGGCAGCCGACGGCGTTACTCAGTATCGCGTAGGTATGCTGATTCATAAGGACGCACTGGTTCTTGCGCAGCAGGTTGCACCACGTGTGCAGGCTCAGTACAAGCAGGAGTTCTTGGGTACTTTGGTAACTGTTGACACCGTTTACGGTGTTGCAGCTTTCCGGCCTACCTTCGGAACAGCGTTTTACAGCCCCGCGTAATATAGCGGTATAGGTGCGGGACAAAAAACAGGAGACATAAATGATTACTTTTATCAATGAAAGCGGTGCCGTACATACCACCGAAAAAGAACTGTACAACTCAACATACAAGCATTGCCGTAAGATCACCAAGGCGCAGTTGGCCAAGCTGGGCAAGCTGGCTACGGACGTTAGCGAACTGGCAGACACCCGTCTGAACGCAGTGGACGCGGACGGCAAACCTGATAACGAAGCTCGCACCAACGCGGCCAAGGAAATGCAGAAGGCTAAAGCGGCTGAAGAAGCGTACCGTAAAGAGCTACTCGGCGACGACGAGTAAATAGACGGTGGACTTCCTTACAGCCGTAAACAAGACGCTCACCGCGTGTTCTGAGGCTACCGTGACTTCGGTTACGGTAGCTCCTTCGGCGCAAACGCAAAAATTTGCGGGCTTCATCAGCGAGGCTTACCGAGAGGCGAACATGCTCAAGCGGTGGCCTTGGCAGAAGGGGGTCACCACGGTTACAGCCGGGCTGTCCGCAAACACATTCGTACCAGCAGCGAACCTGTTGGAGATTGTGTCAGTCAGCTATTCTGGCTACCCACTGTCAGATCGGTACACGTTCGAGGAGCTGCAACAGATACTCCCCCAACTCGGTGCACAGCAGGGGCGGCCAACGCACTTCGCTATGCAGGACTTCAACACTATATTTGTGTACCCCGCGCCTACTGAAGTTGCGCCAGAGACACTGGTGCAGGTGTACGGCTATCAGGACATACCAGACTTGGTAGCAGACACGGACGTGCTTGCAGGGCCAGCCGCGTATCACGACGCAGTGGTGCAGTTGGCTTACGCTATCGCGAAGGACAAGCACTTCGGCAGCGTGTCCGAGGCGGCACCGGCCAGAGCACTGGCGATTAAGATGCTGCGTACGGTATTTGCACGCGCACGTCGAAATAAAGCCGCACCGAGAATCCGAGTATGACCGAGGCCATTGAGCAGCCGTACGCCGGGGGGCTTAACTTCACGGCGGAGGACATCGCCACCAAAGAGGGCACTGTCCCTGACGCAGCCAACGTGCACTTCGGTATGGGGGGCAGGGTCAGGGCGCGACGTGGGTCGGTAACGCTACCGTTCAACCTGCCTGTAGCGGCCAGCGCTTCGAGGGAGCTGTACGTGGTGGAGAAGGACGTTACGGCGGGGACACCTCCGGCGCAGCTCGTGTACACGGGGGGGCGTGTGTACAGCGTTTCCGGGGCTATTGGGGCACCGGCTACTGCTCTCGCAGCAGGCTCGTATTTATGGTCGTCCACGCGGCCAACAGCGGTGGCTTTTACGGACACGAGCACCGCCGCTGCGGTTAAGTACACGGTGAGTGTCGCGTCGTCGGACTTACCCTTGGCACTCCCCGTAGCGGGCGGCGTAGTGCAGAGCATAACGCACGCGGATTTCAGCTCGACATACGGGCACCCTAAAACATGCGCAGCGTACGCCGGGCGCATGTTTTTTGCGGGTGTGCGGACGTTCCCTGCGCGACTGTACTACACGCGCGTCGCGTATGTAGGGGACTTTACGCAAGTTGACCCACTTAACCCGGTCAGTTCGGACGGCGGAACAATAGACATGCAGCTTGTGGATGGCGGTGAGATTATTGCACTGAAGCACTTGTATGACATGATGTTGGTGTTCACCACACGCGGCGTGTATCGGCTAGTAACAACGACGGGTACGGTACCCTTCAAAGCTATTCAGATTTCTACGCAGGTCGCGCTTTCACAGCACGCAGTGGTGCAGGCGGACAACGAGCTGTATGTGCTGACGCGCTCCGGGGTTCAGCGATTCTCCACATCACTGACTTACGGCGATATTAAGAGTGAGGAGATAACGCCGAGTATATCAGACGTGTTTGACACCGCAGACGCTTGGGAGCTTAAGGGGGCGTTCGGGGTGTTCGACCGGTCAGCGCGGCAGGTACATTTCTTTTTTCAGAGCCGGTATGTGCCGGTTGGCGGCAAGCCGAACACACTGCCCCCAGAGTTCACACTCGCACAAGCGCAGGCAGCAGGGCAGACGTTCTATCCACCTAGTGTATCTACATGCTACACGTTCAACATGCGCGGCGGCAGTTGGGAGAGGCACTACTTCCCCTTCTACATCGACTACGCAGTGGCGAGGGACAGGGGCGACGGCAACATTGTGGTCGAGGGATATACCCGCAAAGACGCGGCAACGGGCGTGGTCAGCGCAACCGTGGTGCAAGAGCATGAGCTGTTTGTAGCGGGGGCGGCCACGGACTCTGGCACAGCCATTGATGCGTATGTGCGTACACGAAAGCTTACGCTCGACGCGCTGAGTGCACGAAAGACCCGGTTGTTCCTCAGCAGCTATGTGAAGTCAGGTACGCCAGCAGCAGCGGTCTCGTTCGATGACGCGCCGTTTACGCAGGTAACCCCGGCACTGCCCACCGGTGTGAGCAGGGTGGCGGCGATAGGCTCTGGGCACATCGCGCAAATAGAGTATAGTGGCGGGGCACCGTGGGAACTTAACGCGACCGCGCCGGACTTGAAGAAGTTAGGAAGGAGATAGATATGGCAAAGTTTGGCTTCATAGGACAGTTGGCGAGAAACCCCGGTAAGGCACTGGGGCGAGTAGGTTCAAAAGTGGCCTCGACTATTCACAATCCAGCGTCGAAGATTTTGCCTGCGGGATTCAGGCGGTCAGGCTTTTATCGTAACACTCTCCGACCAGTAGCCAACACGCTGGCGAGCAGTGGGGTAGGCTTCCTCGCTGGCGGTATCCCCGGTGCAATAGCAGCGGGCGCACTACGGGCGGGCGAAACGGCTATCGGCGGGGTGAATAAGTATGGGGCGTTCCAGCCATTAACTGACATTGTTCAGCCAATCGCAGTTGGCGGCGCAGCGGGAGCTGCGTTCGGAACTGGAGCAGCGGGGTCACTAACATCGGGCGCAGGCACAACAGCTGCGAACGGCGCAGCAAGCGGAGCAGGGGCAGCAAGCGGAGCAGGGGCAGCAAGCGGAGCAGGGGCAGCAAGCGGAGCAGGGGCAGGGGCAGCAAGCGGAGCAGGGGCAGCAAG